TAGCGGGAATACTGGCTTGTAGTGATTCTATGGCTGGTTTAATAGCTGATTGTTGAAGTTGATTCTGTTGATTGTAGTAATCAGTTAGACTATTTCCACCACTAGATGAATTACCACTTGAATAATTACCAGCAGTTATACCTTTAACTTTAGCATCTGCTGCAGCTTCATTTTCTCCCCATCCTGTGTATGCTTCAGTATTATAGAGTGATTTTGATTGTGATTGTGATAAACCCATTTTTATTTTACTGTTTAATAACTAAATATTATTGTGTGTTTTATTTTTAGTCAAACTTATATAATTTTGTCTTTAAAAACTATTATTCTATAAGTAGTTGTTAAACTAGATGATTTTACAATCGTTAACATACTTGATATACCAACAAGAGCATCATAAGCATTAACATCGTTATTGCTTCCATCATCATAAATCAAAAATCCTAAAGCGTTACCATTTGACCATCCTGATCTAGCAATTATTTCTTCAACTTGAGATTTTACATTAATAGTAAAGTTTTCCCCTGCTTGAGGACAAATCGTAGTTTGGTTAGTAACAGCACTTGTTTTATTTCTTCCCATTGGATCGTTGAACCCAGACGTATTATCTTCATCTATACCATAAGTTTTTAGTTTTAAATAATTTGAATTAGACCCTTTTACTCCAACATAAAAATTTATGTACGCATCTGTAATTGATTCATTTTTATCTAAATTAATATAATTAAATCTCATAGCGCCACTACTTGAATCTCCAGATATATTCCCTACATAACAAGATACGTTATCACCAAAATACGTGTTCCAAAAATCACTTGCATTATAATTTTCTTGACCAACTGGATCTTTATATCTTTGAGTAATATATACATTAGTTCCATCGGCATAAATATCATTATAATCTAACGTACCAGCAATAGTTATTCTAGAGTAAGGTAAACTACTTATACCATTATTCTGTTCTGAGTAAGCAATAAATGATGGTACATAACCAAGATTATGAGAGATGGTTGCTGTTCCTGCTGTTCCACCAGTTGAAACTGTAACTGTTCCGTAAGTATCAATTAATGGATATTTGAACATAGAATATTTAGAGGACATTATTATTTCTCTAGTATCTGTAGTATTAATATCCGAACCAGCAGTAACTACTTTTATTCCATAATTACTCATTTTAAATCTCCAAAAACAAAATAATGATATCTTATGTTTTTTGAACTACCAGTAGTATTAACTAAATGAAAAACACCAAAGGCTGTTCCAACAACTCCATCATCAAAATATGTATTTTCATTTTGTGTTGATGGAAAACCATAGTACCATCTGTCTGAATTTGGTGTTAATTCTGTGTAAAGTGCTATTAATGGTACATAACCAAGATTATGACTAATAGTTCCATAAGCACCACCACTAGGTACTGTAATCGTTCCCATATTATCAGAAATTATCTTTACTGTAGTATATAAAGAACTAAAGATATGGTCTTGAGGTACAGTAGAAGAAATATCTTTTCCTGGTTTCATTACTTTTATGCCGTAGTTTCCCATTAAAAATCCTCATAAAATAAATAATATTTGATTGGGCCTCCCGTTTCAAAAATTCCTAATGAATATACAGCAGTTCCATCAACATAAACATTATTATTTGCACCCATACCCATAAAACTACCAACCGTTCCATCATAACCTATACTAAAAAAAATTGGTGTAAAACCTAAATTATGGTTAATAAAATATTGTGTACCTCCACTGATTGTTCCAACTTGTGCCGTTTTTAATAAATTAATAGATGAACTCATTACTAAATCTTCGTCAGCACAAGTCTTGACATCAAATCCCTCTTTACTAACACGCATTCCCCAGTCTGCCATTAGAATAACGCACTGCCATACCCTATTAAAATACGGTCAGTCGTTCCATCGTTAACTATTATTTGATTATTTAATCCATCAATTATTATTGAAGTTCCTCCTAAAAATATCTGTGATGTAATAGTTCCTGCACTTATTTTATCAGCAGTTATAGTCTTTATATTATAATTTGCAACTGCATTTCTATCTGTATTTGTGTCAAACTCGTAGGCATTAATAAAGTTCTCATTTTTAGCTGCTAGACTATCTGTCGCTTGTAGACGATTATTGTAACCTAAGTCTTCGTAATTAAATGTAGCATCCTGAGCTATGGTCATTAGAACCCCTGTTCCTCGTAGTCAATACACATTCCATAGAATTTGAATGGATTGACTGAGTTTGAATCAGTAATTTTATAGAATAGTAATTTGCCTCTTGAACCTTCTGGAAAGGCCAATTTTTTAAATCCTGTCTGTAAATCTCCTAAATCTATCCATTTCTTTGAAGCAGTATTGAAAGTATCTGTTATAGCAACTTGCATCCTAGCACTACACCCTGGATTAAAGTGTGCTCTCATAAAGCTAAATTTCTTATCCATATCGGGAACTCCAAAATTTAATACACCTTGTATTTCAGCCACTATTGGTTCTCCATTGTCTGAAGTTCCCCCCATTTGATAACATTGACCATCAGCAGCACCAAAAACTAATTGGGGAATCCCATTATTGTCTGTATAAGATAACCATGACAGAGGTTGGTCATGAAGTGAATAATCTGACCATTCGTTATGAATATAATCGTAAACATGGACACAATTATCTATTTCTTCATTAGCGATGTCCTCTATTACAGCTCCTACAGAGCAAAAGTATTGATATCTGTGAGCTATCCCTGGAGCTAAGGGAAATACTGCCCCATCTATACCACCAGTATCACCTTGATTGACAATTTGATGTTCAATAGGAATTGAAATGATTTCTGGCATTCCGCCCGCATAAGACATATATCCATTTCGGTTCAACCAAAACCAATAGTTTTCAATTTCACCTAAAGAGTAAGGGGATGATGGACCTTGATTAGTTGGTACTTCGAGAAGTGAATATCCATCCCACCTATACATACGAGCATTATTTTTTGTAATACAAAGTCTATCATTGGCAACAAATATCTTACCTAATTTTCCCCCACCACCAAGATCAAACGAAGATGAATCAGCTGTTCCAGATGTTGACCAATTAGTGCCATCAAGTGAAGTCGAATAGAAAAGTGTTGAAGCAGTCCCAGCAACATAAATACGTTTTTGATATTCTGCTAAGAATTGTCCTGTTGGAGCAAGTGCCATTGTTCCAAAAGTAGTACCATCTGATGTATAACGAATTGGGTTAACTCCATCACCAATAAAAAGTTTATCTCCTAAGACAGCATGACCAACATGACTATTACTTACAGTCCCATTACTTGTAGTAGTCCAAACTCCTGTTCCTTGATTAGATGAAAATATCACTCCTCCACTTAAACGATAGTTCCAAAAAGTAGTACCGTCATTTTTATAGAATGAAAATAGGTCTGTTACTGCACTTCCATTAGCAGTCCCAAGATAAGTTGTATAACCTTGTCTTACTTCTTTAGCCCCGTGAGGATTAGGATCAACATTAATACAAGAGATAAGCTCGCCAGCCTGATGTAGAAAAGGACTTGTATGTACGTTTAAACCACCAAATTTATATACTCGATACTTAGTTGTAGCCATTAGAAGTAATAATAACTCTCATCTTCACTGATTGGCTCTAACGCTTTGATAAGTTCTGGGCCAGATTCATGACGTGGAGTTATTTCTTTTTCAAATTTTAATCTCTCATTCTCAGCCATATTCATAAATGGAGTAGCCGCATCTTGATTATTGTCCTTCATATAAGCCTGTGCCATTGCATAATCTATAAATGATTTAGTGTAACCCCTCATAGGTACTGGTAACTCATCACTATCACTTTCAAGATTGGTATTTAATTTACTGTAAAGAATTTGGGCTGTCCCAGCATTTTCAATTGGTCTAATGCCAAAGATTGAATCTCCTTGCCAGTACCAGATAGGATGATACATACTGAATACTTCGGTGGGTTTATAATCAGTTGAGTCAATTTGATTGACAGCATAAGTTCCTGAGTTATCAATAAACCAAAATCTACGAATATTTTTAAAATCTGTTTGAGTAATAGTTCCAAATTCTTGATTGACTGAAAAAGGAATACTCATTGTCCCAATAGCATAGTCTTTATTGACTTTAATCGCAGTATTGGTCATTTGGTCTTTCCATTCATTTATCCAGTCATTTAAAGTATCATCAGTAACAAAGGCAGAATTAAAAAGTTTATCTCTTATACGTTCTCTTATACGATATAAAGAATATTGTGAGTTTCCAGCAGGTAAAATCCAAGCTGATTCATCACTTATTCCCGAAGTTATAGAATTAAAGAATTGAGTTTTGTAGGCATAAGTTGCCGCCCCAGCAGTATGGTCAAATTGAGTAAATTGGCTGTCTGGTTGGATATTTACTGTTCCGTCAGTAATGGCAACAGCTGTACCAGCAGTCCCAGTAGTTGAAACCTTAAAAATTACTTTATCAAAGATTATTGGATAAACTGGAGTATCGGTAGGATGAGAATAAGAAGTAGTCCCAATTATAGACAAAGCCGTTCCTGATGGGGTAGAAGCACTTAATACTTGAACTTCGGCCTGTTCCTCTCCAGTTTCACCTATTTGGATTCCCCATGAAGCAGTAAAAGAATTAATGTTTTTAACAGGAATAGATGTAGCTGTACCAATAGAAGTACTAAGATAAGTTTTCTGTAATCCGTCTGTATTTGGATTTGGTTGTTGTATAATCATATTATGGATAAGTTAAACAGAGTAATAATCCCATAGGTTGTCCCTTATTTCCTGTTGGTACAATTGGAATAGTATAATTGTAATTTTTTAATACTCCTCCGTTATATGGTTTGTTACCTAATACTAATGCAGAAATTGGTTTTTGTCTAAATTGTTTAATAATACTTGGGTCTATCTTCCAAATTAAAGCTGATTCTGGTTTAGACCCTATTTTTAAATCCCTACCACCTAACGGTACTTGGGCGTTTAAAGCAACCATTGCATTTAAGGCAATTCCGTTAGGACTATAAACTGAATTATCGTTTATTAAAACTGCATTAGTTGGTTTGTTTGTATTGATTTTCCCCATATTAAATACCATATCTAAAACTTCCTACATATCTAAACCCTGATGTAGTAGCGATTGTCGCAATAGGATAAATATTAAAATAATTTAAAATCTGACTTGTTGTCCCCGCACTTATGGTAAACGGTTGAGCTGATGATGCTACTTCTATACCTATATCTGACATTTCGTTAACTATAGTAGTTGGAGCACTTGTATAAACAAAACCACTTCCCCCTGCTGTAGCAGGCATAGTAAAATCAATTTGACCCATAACTAACGTATTTTCTACTTTAAAAATAGCACTATTAGTAGTTGGTAAATTTGTATAAGCTGTTCCACTTCTTGAATGTGTTACATACCAGTTCAAATACCCAGGAAAACTGGTTGGATTAAGAACATGAGAATAATAACTATCTGTTATGGCAGTTCCATTTGTAAAAATATAATCACTCCCACCAGTAGTTGTCATTATAGTTTTACCATCAGAGTAAGAACCCACACCTATAATATATTGGTATTTATAACCAGCACCTTGTTTATATTTGATCTTATCACCTTTTTGATATTTAGTAGTAGCGTCTATTGGTTCACTAAAAGTATTATCTGATTCCCTAGTCCAAGTTTGTCCTGCAGGACTCCAACCGTCTACTTGTACTGCGGGTATATCACTTAAAAAAGCTATATTACTATCAGAGATACCTTTTGGGGTAGCAAATACACTTGTAGATGTACCCATATTTATTTCTGCTCCAGTAGCTACTGGTACTGTTGGTATATCAGTAGTTTTGGCACAAAAATCACCAGCAGTAAAGTTTTTTAAAACAGAAGTTCCAGCAGTCGTACCTAAAACATCTTCAATCGCTTGAACTGTTTTATTAGTTAGATCGTGCCAATCAGCATGGTCAATATCTCCTTGTAAAGCAGTACCAGCGTAAGTTGGTATCGTCTGCTTAATCGCAGGATATGTAGTAGTTGCCATTATTCACTGATAACAAGTATATTAGTTGTTCCACCTGTTACACAGGTTATACCTTTTAAGAAAGAGCATCCAAATTCAATAGAAGTTGGAATAGAACCTACTGTACAAGCTATATCTGTAACTGCATTAGCAGCAGTTGTTCCTGCAGCAGTTGCACAGTCATAAAACGATACTGTACCTGTTCTATTAGCTGGAATATAAACTCTGACTAAATTTGCTGGTCTAGCGGCAACTACAGTAGTTCCTGCGGCTGTTCCTGAAACAATTGTATATTGAGAAGCAGATACTGGTTGTGTCATATATTTAGATAATTTTTAACTATCTAAATAATATTGTCAGTTTTATTTATCGTCAACTGTAGGATATAGTTCTTTTTCTACATTTTCAAAAAAATCAATCCACTTAGGAAGTAATACCTTATCAAAATCATATTTACTCTCAATGTACTCACGAGCATTTTGTCCCATTTTAACTCTATCGGTCTTATAGACTTTTTCCATTTTATCTAGTAGGTCTTTGGTATCTGGTACTCCAAAATAACAATTACCTGCTGTCCACCGTTTGGCGGAAACTTTGACGAGATAGCCCGTTCGTGTGTCTATTATGTTCTCAGTCATGGCCGTCCAATCAGTAGTGATAACAGGTACACCGCAAGATTGGGCTTCTATTATTGGAAGTCCAAAACCTTCTGACTGTGAAGGGCATAACAAACAATCGAGGCAGTTAAAAAACTTCGACATGGCAGAACTATCGAGTTTAAACATTGATTCATAATCTGAAATAAAGAAGATATCATTCTCCAATCCTAAATATTTAATATAATCCTTTAGGGGAAAACCGCTAGGATTACTAACTTGTGTTTGCATTAATATGGCTGCTTCTGGGTGAGATTTTTTAAAAATAGCAAAAGCATCTAAAACTTCTTGAAATGATTTTCTAGGAGGGTTATCTTTATTAGCGGCTACCATTCCAAACCAAAACTTTCCCTCTGGAAGACCAAAAGTCTTTCGACATTCTACTTTATCTTGGGGTTTGTATATATCTGTATCAACTCCATGATAAATAAGAGTTGAGTTCATTCCCATATCAGCAAGACTTTTACGTCCAAATTCAGCAAAAGTTATTACTTTCCAAGCTTGTCTTAATCTATCATAAACTCCAGGATGAACTGGTGATGAATCAATTGGAACATAAGCTATATAGTTCTTAACTTGCTTCATCATGTTACCATCAAGTGGCCAAGCATCTTGAAAACTTACATTGACGTCAGCTTTGTAATCATTTGAATGAAAAATCATGGCATCTGAACCCCACATATCACCTATTTTAGGGTATATTTTAAGACCATCAATTACAATAGTCCCACCATCTAAACCATAGAAAGCTGTGTGACAAATAGGAAAACCAGCCTTTAATAATCCATAAACTATTAGATTACTTTGTGTAGCGTATCCACTATGTGCGAAAATCGCATTACTATTCCAATGAATTCTAAGTTTACGATTTGGTTTATAAAATCGATTCTTAATAACTTCCTGTCCTTCTGATATAAAAGTATTATTTTTCATTTTGTTATTTCTTTTAAATATGTAACCACTTCTGGTTTAAATTGTTTTTCCCAATTCCACTTCTGTTGATTACCACCAGCTGCATGAATCGCACAAATCTCTTTTTGAGTTGGATTATAAGTCAAATCACTTGGACAGACTAATTTACCACCACGTATTTCAAATCTCGGCCACTCACTCTTACTACAAAGTCCATACCATTTTTTGCCCCCATCAAAGTTCATTACATTATAGTTTCCATAGACTATCATTATATTAAGTAAATCTTGTTCTCTGAATTGAAAATCGTGAAAAAAGAAACGATTACACAAATCCCACCAATGATCTATAAATTCTCGACTACGCATGGCTACAAACCCACAATTAGCATAAATTTGTGGTGGTATATTAAGACACTTCACTAAAGGCTCTAAACGGTTATTATTTAATACAATACCAACATCATAACTAGTATCATAAAAAACATCATCTAATGGTCCTGTTATGATTGAATCTGCATCTATTTTAACCACTAGGTCATAATTTTTGATTAATTCTTTGGCAAAAAATGGTGTTGCTCTGTAAAAAAAATCTGGTATATCTTTACAACCTATTTCGTCTAGTTCTTTTTGTCCGTAAATCTTAAATTCTATATCAGGGTGAAAATGTTTAAAACTATTTTCCAATAATCTAGCCAATGGTTCGTTATTAGTGTCTGCGATTGTAAAACAAATTATTTTATCTTTTGTCATATGTTTTTCGCATAAAAGTTATTCCTTTACATTTATCACATGAAAGAAATTTATCTAATATTACCTGTTGTTCTGTACTCATAACAAATCCAACGTAAAAATAACCATTATCATCTAAAAATGCCTCAGGAGATTTTGACATTTCTTTTAATATTTTTGTTTTATTGGCCATATTTTATTAACCAAATAATTCTTACAAGTGGACAATACAAACAAAAATACAAAAAATTAACTATCATAAGTGTAGCCAAAATTCTCTGACTAGTAGTTTTATTTGTAGGCATAAAATATATTAGCATCACTCGGAACTTTTTTAACAGTAAATCCCCTATTTTGTAGTGCTTGATAAATTTGTCCTGGATTACGATTAGCCCAAGCATGAGTTTCACCCATTATTGTATCTATTTTATCAGCGACTTCATCAAAAGAATCATGTCCTAAAACATCAAATTCAGCACCTTCAATATCTAACTTAAGAAAATCTACGTGTTCTATGGAATATTCTTTAAAGACTTCACTAAGAGTCCTAGTTTTGACGATTTCCGTATCTCCGTTCTGTAACTCCTTAAAAAGTGAATTTGCGGTACTATTTACGTTATGATAAAAAGTTGCTTCTCCACTTTTAGTCGATATAGCGTATTGGATGGGGACAGCGTTTAATTCATTCGTCTCAATTATCTTTTTAAGACAATTAAAAGATTCCTTTGCTGGTTCGATGGAATAAACTTTACCGTATTTTGAAAAGTAGTTAGTCGTTAGTCCAATGTTAGCTCCACAATCTACAATAGTTAAATCTTTCTTCCCTAAAAAGTAAGAATCAAATATTTTATCAGTGTAAATTTCTTTTAATATTTCTGGTATGTAACTACCTTCCCACTCATTATAAAAAATTGCTTTTAAACTCATTAGTGTATTTTATCACACCAAAAAGCCTCCCAATTACGAGAGGCTAATTGTTCAAGTAACTGTTACCAATTACAAGTATCGTTACCTAAATTGCTATTATCAGCAGTTGATTTAACCCAGACTTGACAATAAGTTGTCCCATCTACGGTTTTAACAGCTTTAATAGAACTTGTAGGCACGTCTACAAACGCAGCAATAGTACCACCGTTTACTGAAACTGGAGCACCGTTTTGAACCCAACAAATGTTTTTAACATCTGAAGTTCCACCTAGTTTGACAGGAAGTCCAAACAAAGCAGTAGTTCCAACTACATCACCAGCAACACTAACAGTACCGACTCCAGCATTTGAAGTACCCATAGTAACACTTGCCGAAGAAACTTCAGCAAAGACTTTAGTACCAACAACAGTTCCACCATCAGCAGCCACCGCAATACCTAAAGATTCAGTTTGGGAGTTCCCAAATTGGTCTTTACCAGTAAATACAGCAGTACCACCTTTAGTTGAACCAGCAGCACAAGTGATAACCATTCTCAAATTACGAGGGTAATCAGCTTTTAAGTTGATAACACCGTAAGTAGGAGTAGTGGTTGAAGTACCAGCAGCAGTTCCAAACCATTGAGTTATAGAACCAGCAGCAGCAGCAGGATATGGTCTATTGATTGAATAGACATCATATCTATCCATTTCAGCAGCCTGAACTTTATTACCTGAAAAAGTAACGTCAGGATAATGTTTTATTAATCCACCCATATATATAGTAAAAATTTATTTTATTCATTTTTACTTAATTTTTCTTCACACTCCTTGTCATTAAACGTATTAACTTAATTCTTTGTATTGGGTCTATTCCTGCCATTCTACACATTTGAGTAAAGTTTAATGGATTATAGTGTATTCTTCTGGCATTTCTATTATGCCTTCCCATTTTTGAATACTGAACCTTTTAACTGAGTTAAAATATCTTCTCCTCTAAGTCTTCCTAGTTCCTTACGGCCAAAATATTTAACTATATTGTTATCCTTACCTCTATCTACATGTTTTAAGAACATCGCAGTAGCATCAGCTCTATCTCTCATTTGTTCATTCCAAATTTTAAATTTTTCTAGTCTTTGTTTTTCAGCTTTAGCAATAGTTCTCTCAATTACCTGTCTATTTCTCTCGGCACTGAAATCTGAATCTGGTAAAACGCCATACTTATTAACTAATAAGATATCGTCTTTTATAACAGAGTCGCTAACTTTTTTATTTTTTAAATCTAACATAGTGGAAGGTCGAAGACTTGAACTCCGACTGTACCGTCCCTTCCAGATAGGGGTGTGAATGGTATTTTATATGTTTGGCTATTGCCTATACCAATCTTAACTGACGCACCCCAAAACGCCATTTTTAGCCTTTTTTCTGAACTAAACG